CTGCGCTTGCGCCTTGTGCACTGTTGCGTGGAAGTGTCATGTCGACTGGGTAGCCGCACCGGATACACACTGGTTCGCAGTGTTCAAGGACCATCTTGACCCATTTCTTGTACTGGGCCCCTCCCCTGGCGGGGGTCGTGGTTGCCATTAGCGGGTCTTTGTCATGAGGATGCGGCTTATGGATTCTTGGGGGTAGCCCCTGTCCCGTGCCTGCTGGGCTCTCATTAGGCGTCCGGTTAGGTCTTCTCGGCAGTATAGGCATGGCCATGTGCCTGCGGTGTTGTCGATCCATCCTTTGTAGCATCGTGCGTGGTCGCATCCACATCCGGCTAGGCCGCAGTGTGAATCGTATTTGCTGTAGTGGATTGGTTCGTGTGTTGTTGTCATTAGTTTGTCCTTTGCTCTAGTGATGATCGCCCCGATCTCGATCTTGATGAATCAAGCTCGGGGCTCTGTGGTGGTTTGTTTTCTTGCATACTTACCCTCCCGGGTTGACCTTCGAGCCGCTGATTCACACCCTCCGTAATATCGAGCGAGGCTCCTCCCACCGATTTTATAGCCTCCAGTGGTATGTCTAGGCTTATGACTATTTTGGTAGGCATGCCTCACATATCCAGTCTGGCAGATTCTGCAAGTGCCTGCGCTTGAACCCTAATTGACCGGCTTCGATGATTGATTGGCATTTGATACATGGGACGTTGCGGGCCAGTGTGCGACCCGTCCACGTGTTGCGGAGTTTCCCCATCAGATCGCCTTTTGTAGGTGGTCAATGTACCCGGAGGCGTCCGTCTTGTTCATTTCCGTAATGCTGGTGACGGCTGTTTTGTTGAGCCCGGTTAGCCAGGCGTTTACGTTGGCGAGTTTGTCTAGGTCGTCACGTATGTCACGCTTAGCCAAGATGGCGTGGATTGCTTTGAGTTGCGGCCCTGTTAGTGGGTACATGCTCGAGCCCTTGCCCGGTACTGCGCCGTCGTATTGTGGTGCTGGTGAGTCAGTAACCCAAGGATCATCCGGTGCGGCCTCTGTGGTTCGCATGACCTTACCGCGTTCCTTAGCGTGCTGTATTTCGTCGAGGGTGGCGATAGATGCGTCGATACCGATACCTAGGGCCCCTATCGCTCGGCCCCAAGCGCTAGTTTCAAGATTTTGTAACTCTGACCCTCGAGTGAAGTTAGTCGTGCCCGGTACGATTTCCCACGCTGTACCGATACCAGGGCGTTTATCGTCGGGTGTGCGGTAGGCGTATGCCCTACCAATGACCCATTGTTTCCCCTCAACTTCGACGAATTGGGGCGGGTCCATTTGTAGAGAGCCCTCCGGATGGCGGGCCATAAATAGTTTGATTCGGGTCGGTACGTCCACATATCCGTCAAGGTTGTAGGTCATTCGCTGTCCGTATCGTCTAAATGTTCGTCTATTACATTTTGAGTGATCGTTATCCTGCGATTGAGAATGTCGTGTGTCTCTTGAAGGAGGTCTATGGACTCTTTACGATAATCGTCGACATATGAGGATATAAGCGTGACTTGATATTCGACCATTTCTAAAGCGGCCTGTAGGTCTCGAAACTGTCCAACGCTTTCGGCCTGCTTTTTAAGCACGTATTCTACAAGTTCTTCTAGGTCTTTCATTCGCTGTCCGTATCGTCGAGCATTTGCCTAATGAGGCGCCTGACATCTGCGACTGTTTCGCATTTCTCGACATCTATATCGTCAAGGACATTCGTTAGCGCTTGGACGTAGCCTTCGAGGTAGTCACCCATTATTACCACCTAAGTAGCCCCAAGCGCCACCAATGACTAGGCCAGAAAGTAGGCAAGCGAGCCCGAGCAATGCGGGGTTCACGCGGTGCGCTTCCACATGCGAATAGACCGTCCGTTATTGGATTCCCGTGTGCTCACCACATAGTTGCCCATGGAGGTAATGACGCCCATGCTTGCCCATGACCGGAATAGGGCACCTATTTGGTTCGGGTGACCGTCGGGTAGGCCGATCGCTTCGATGAGTAGATCGGCACTAAATAGGCCACCGATAGCCAATGATTTACGAAAGATAGTGGCCTGTATTCTCCAAGTTTTATCTATCTCGGCGAGCACCTGGACGTCTTGCCGGTCGAATCGTTCGCAATATGTGCAGAGTTGGCCGGTGCAATTGTGCCCGGGCCTGTCGAGTTGAATATCACCAATGGAGTCGAATAGTGCTTCGTTCATTTGTTCCCCTTTTTTGCTAGTGGCTAGTGTGTTGGCGAGGCTACCCACTAGAAAGTAGCCCCGCCGAAGACATCCCGCCAACTCATTTGTGACGGGTACGCGGCTTCCCCTCCGCTGGAATGTCTGTGTGCCTAGTTTGGTCAGGCGTAGGTGCCGTGTCAAGGACTTTAACTATTCTGGCGTGTTGGGCATTATCTCAGGTGACCAACGGTCACATGAGAATCGGCGGTAGGCAAGTGTTGGTTTACCGTCACGAATCACGATAAAAGCCTGCCCATCTAGACCTAAGTGATCGAGATCGAATAGGTAGTAGGAGGCGTTTAGCACCCGTGGCGTGTCAGGTTCCAATGGTCGGCGCCCCTTCCGTTATCCCATGCCGTGTAAAAGGCCCGGTCCTGCCAATAGCGGTTCCACTCTTGGATCGGATGATGCCTGAGTGCTTTAATCTCTGTGATGAGGCCGTCGGCCGTCGATCGACTTTCGCGGATCATCATGTAAGTAAGACTGACACGCCATTGACTGTCCAAGAATTGGTACGCGCCACTTGCACTCGATATGGTGCCTCGAGCCCTATAGTTAGATCGGGATTCCCTGTGCATAATGCACTTACGAACCCCTGCCCATTTATGGTGGTAATGCTGCCCCGTGTAAAGGCTAGGTTCGTGGCCTTTCCAGTCTTTAGCATCCATCGAGTTTGCCGCGCATGCCGGGGCCGTCAGTAGGGCCGCGCACATCAGCACTTCGGTTATCATTCGTGTTCGATGATCGTCACAGTGCTGGATATTCGTGTGCGCCTGGTTATGTAGGCGTCTACAGATTCCCGGTCGATCCGACGGTGCCCGCCGGGTGTGACGATGGCGTCAATGCGGCCCGCGTCCGAATAGCGCCTGATCGCGTCGCGTGACACGCCTAGCATTTCGGCGGCTTCCCCTGGTCGAATGTAATCTGACATTTGTTCCCCTTTTCGTTAGACGTCGATACTAGCCGCTATTTGTTGCGTTTACGTGCTTTTCTTAGGTCGCGTGTCCAACGTGCTTTAGTAATGGGGGACCTAGCAAGAATTGGAAGAGGGAATACGGTGCCGTCACGGTCAGCGGCTGACGTGAAAGACACATGGATATGGGCTGTGTGCCCGTAATTACCGTGACGCCACGACCAAAAAGTCTTGCGATATGTACCGGAGGCGATCCGGTTCTCGTACACCACATATTTTAGTCTGGAGGAACCCGGGAGCCCGCTGGCCGCATAATCAAGGATCTGGTTAGCCAGGAGCCGGGCGGTGCGCCCGTTCGCGTAGGTGCCTAGCCCCTCATCAATGTCAATCGCGTGCACGACACCGGCCTTATTCGGATTATGGTCCGATATTCTTTCAGAGTGGGCACGGTCCCCGATCCAACCGTCGGAGGCTTTGTCACGCTTCGGCCATCGGCGGTTCACCTGGTCGCGCAAAGTGACGCCACCTTTACAAAGTCTCGCCATTATCTAGCCTCCCATATCGTGTGTCGTCGCCGTTGAGCGCGTTAATAATCACGGGGATTACTGCCGCCGAGATGGCGACGATTAGCGGGTGAACGTCTGCCGTTGCGAGCCACGAAAGTACGGCTCCTAAACCGGCCCCTGCCGCTATTTTGACGATGGAGCCCTCCCACGTTGAGGCGAGCCAATGCTTCATCAGAGACCTAGTTTCTCGGAGATGCGATCGACTTTCGCGGCAACGTCGGCCAAGGATTCCCCACCGTTACGAAACCCGGGCTGGATTGCTTGTGTCGCCTTTTTGATCTCATCCCGTACCACGTTGCGGATGAGCCACACTAGACCGGTGCCCATGATGGCGAGCGCGGCTAAGGATGTGGCTACGAGGCCGACGACGTCCGTAAAGTCCACGGTTCTAGCCTTCAAGTTTGGCTCGGACGATAGCCCGTGCGCGTTCGGTTTCGGTAGCCACTTTAGGGTGCTTCGAGGATGTTGGCTTCTTCTTGACTGGCTCTGCTTCGACCGTGTCCACGTGTAATTCTTGATCTATTTCGGACATTATGCGCCTTCCAATTGTGGGTAAATGACTGCAAGCATGTCCTGCGTGAACCCGAGGGATAAGGCGAACGCTCGGGCGGCCTGTAATGCTGCTACCCGGTTCGCCTCTGTGGTTACGGCTAGGGCTTCGAGCCGCTTTACCTCTTTAGCGACCTCTGATTGTGTCAGTGGCTCAACGTCGGGAGTGTGCCAAGTAATACCGGCAACATCATCACCGGACATAGACCATTCAATGTTAGGACGAAGACTGGCTACGGCTTGCTGTGTTGTGATCATGCTGCCACCTCAATTGCGTAAAGTTGTCCAGTTCTTGTGGCATTTCTTACAGTCAGAGTTCCAGAATTAGTCTTGAACCTTAATTTATAGGTGACTGCACTAATCGTTGCCGGAGAGGCATACGACGCGATACTTTGCATTACATACAAGTCTCCGCTACTGGTTCCTACTCCTGAATCGTAGTTTCCTTCAAGGATATTGTTTGATGAGTCACTAAAGCCCACGGAAGGATAAACACTCGATCCAGACGTTTGATGCTGATAAAAGGCCAAAAGTAAAATTGCACTTGTAGTTTTTTTGGGTGTGATAGTTATTGACATTCCAGTGATGTCCACGAAACTTGTGCTCGTCGTTGTGCGATTTGTTTCATCGGTAGCCCGAACAACCTGTAACACTTTCCCGCCGTCAAGCCCGTCAATATGGTCTGCGAGGGCCAAACTGACGCCGGGGTAGTTCGCCACAAGGTCTGAGGACTCCACATAAGGGGTGCCTGCTGCCGTTGTTGCCATCGTTATGCTCCAATCAGATCGTTGTTAGTGATTATTTCATACCATTGAGCCGCGGCCCCGACATCTCCCCATGTAAGCGTGTCGGTTATTTCACCGAATTCAAGCATTTGATACGAGAATCGCGGGTCGGAGATTGACAGGGTGAGAATGTGCTGACCGTTGTTGTACGAGTCCGTCCAGCCTTCGAGGATCCCGTTAAATTGCGAGTAAGGGCCGGACACCGGTAACCCAATCACGTTCACAAGGGAACCCGATACTAGGTTGAGTACTTGCGTGGTTTGATCGGGGTCTAGTTCACTCATCAGGATGCTGACCTGTCCGAGATTCCAGAGCCCGTTCGCTTGCGCCGTGATAATGGAGGCCGCCCGGGTGATCGCGTCAGCCTCTAGTTTGATCTGTGTTTCTAGCCGGTATTCGCGGCGGCCGTATTGAGTGATCGAGGCGCTATCTGTTTGGTTTTCGCTCAGGTCGGGCCCGTAAACCACGGTCACATCGTTAATAAGCGGCGTTAGTGTTTTAGCCCACGTCGGGGCAAAAATGATTCCCTCGGCGTTTAAGGGTAGTGATCCGATCGTGGTCGGGTATGACCCCCATGTGCCTTCTGCTTCTGACCAGGTGCCGACCTGGTTAGCCCATATCCCTGAGAATGTTGTCGAGCCCCGGTTGCCGTAATCCTCAAAAATGATTCGGCCTGTCGGGTCGTCGTAGTAGGTGGCGCCCGTTCCTTGAGCGATACGCCCAAGGGCGTCAAGGGCGGTAGAGGGTTGCGCGTCCGCTTCGAGGATCGCGTAGAGCGTGATGTCGGGGTCGCCTGCGTTAAGGTAGTCGAGGCCAGTGGCGTCCAGTATGTCGGTGACCCGTTGCCGTGCGCTTTGCTCAATGTAGCCCGAGGCTCCGACATCCGTATAGCCGAGTTTGGCTAGGTTACCCATCGCGGTAATAGTCGTGATCGCAGTAGGGGTGCCGGTACTAATGAATGACACGTTCAGATCACTAATCGCCCCGGTGAATCGTGCCACACCGTCGAAAGATATTGCCACCGTGTCGGCTAGTTCGAGTAGTGGGCCAGTGTCGCCACGTAGCACTAATTGGGCGTTGGAGGCGGTCGGGTTCGCTGTGACATCGGATCGACCGTGGGCGATTGCGAGACTGTAATCGAATAGTGCTAGGTCGATCACCGACCCGCCTAGAGTGATTTGTAGGGTCATGCCAGCACCGGGGTGACGACCGCGCCACTACGGGCATCCGAGTTTCGGATCACGTTGGCGATAGCCCGAGCCACTTGTTGATCGGTGATCAGTTGTTGGGCCGCTGTTGCGTCCGCTACTTTCTCGGCCCTGGCCGCTGTGGATGCCGCTTCGACATTGCGAACCGCTGCGGCCACGTCACTAGCCAGTTGGGTTTTGAACGCTGCCCCGACTGGTTTAGCCATATTCTTACCCAATTTTTTTAGTGTTTCGCGTTCGTAATCAAGTTGATTGGCGAGCCCGACGACCATAGCGGCGGCCTGCTCTACCCCGGCGGTCATAAATTCGGGCACTAAACCTAGGGCTAATTCGCGGGTTTTGTCTTGAATGTTTACAAACTTTTCGTTAATTGTGCCCATTAAGCCTTTATCGCCTAGCATTTCTTGACCGAGTGCCCCGCCAACTGTCGGACCCAATCCCGCCATGTAATCAATGAGCCGCTGGTCTACCTGTGAGTTTTGCAGGCCTTCAAGTACGTTCCCAAACCATTCGGCTTCGGCTATTTGAGCGTTAAAAGCATCCACCAGGGCAACACCGGTTTTATTACCTTCTTCATCGAATTGATCCGTAAACGCTGAGCCAAGGTCGATTCCGGATAGTAGATTCCCCTGCATTGTGAGGGCGTAGTCGGCTACGGCCTT